TGACCCTACTACTTTTACCGCACAACGTGGGCTTCCTAATGAAATGCCTAAACAACTTTATGAAGCGCAAAAACAAGCTGACCTTGCCCAAGGGTTTAGAGAAGCGGATGAACGCGCGCCAACGCGTGGCGGCATAGCGTTTGACCTTGACCCCATCACAGGTAGGCTTGTTGAACCAAAAGCAACCGGCGCTTCCATTCCTACACCTAGTAGCCTACAGGCGGCGGTAACAAAGCTATCAAGCGGGCAACCTTTTGCGCTGCAAGCCGACGAATTGGCTGCTTGGAATTACACTAAAACTAATATAGGTGAAGTGCTGCCAGGCTTTAAAAATCTTAGCGACAAAGTTATCGCTGAGCGTATGATGGATCGCGCTTGGGTCGCGGATGCCGTTAAAAAAGCACGTCAAAAAGCGCAAGCTTTTGATGAGTTAGCCAAGCGTTCGCAACAAGCGGCAGAAAAGTTTGAAGCTCAAGCGCAACGTGAAAGAATGTTAGACCTAGCAGAAGAACTTGAGTCACGTTTTACATCTAGACCCGACAACAGTCGCAAAGGTCAAGGGCCTAAAACCCGTGAAGCGATACGCAATCGTTTAGTCGGTGGCGATAACTTCAACAACTTAAGGGAGTAAATCATGGATCCTTTTACCATCTTAGCCGCGCTTGGCCCATTAGCCGTAGACTTAGGCAAGTCGCTTATCGGGCGGTTCATAGCGCCTGACGGGTTTAAACCTACAAACATTGACGACTACACCAAAATGAAAAGTGTAGACCTTCAGATGTTTAAAGCAATGAACGACGCAGGCGGCACAAACCCTAGCTACCCTTGGGTTGAAGCTGTTGTACGTTTAATGCGCCCGGGTGTGGCGTTGCTTGTGCTAGGTACTTGGGCGTACATGGAAGTGACAGGTGATGCTTCGGCAGCTGTTGCAAATTTTGCAAGTGCTGTAGGCTTTTATTTGTTTGGTGACCGCACCTTGTTCTACTCAAACCGTATGCTTAACTCAGGCAAATAATGATAAGCGCAAAAGATTTAAGCGTCATTAACGTACCGCCTGCCGCCGCGGAGAAATGGACACCGTACTTAAACATGTCTATGCTTAAGTATGACATCAACACACCCCAACGACAGGCCATGTTTTTAGCCCAGCTTGCGCATGAGTCGGCAAACTTTCGCGCTACAGTAGAAAATTTTAACTACTCAAGTGAAAGACTACAGAAAGTTTTTGTTAAGTATTTTTCTACAGAAAGTATTGCGGCGGATTACGCAGGACACCCTGAGCGAATTGCTAACTTAGTATACGCTAACCGCATGGGCAATGGGGATGAGGCATCAGGTGATGGTTGGCGTTTCAGGGGGCGTGGGCTTATACAATTAACAGGGCGCACAAACTATGCGCTTTACAGTTTACAAAATGCCAACAACGCGCTAATAGAACCTGAATCAGTAGGCCGAATTGAGTTAGCAAGTGATTCAGCCGGATGGTTTTGGTCAACCAACCGACTGAACCAGCTATCAGATACGGGCGATATCCGCGCCGTTACCCGTCGCGTTAACGGTGGATTTAACGGTTTAGATGATCGGCAAGTCAAGTACGAACGGTTGCTTGACGTGCTGTCTTAAATGTATTTCTTGATACCGTTTCCACTTAGCTACTATTGCTGGGTCTTCTGACGCAGGTGTCCAGCCCAAGCGCCTAAACGTTACCATTACATCGGTGGCTACCGCTGGCGTATAAATGTAATCATCAATCATTTGTGTGCCTTATAAAAACGATGGCACCAATCGCAAAGGCCATCTATTAAGTTGGTGTTAACTTGCCCGCATGTATCGCATGGGGCGTGTACGTTGCGCCGTACAACTGGGGTATGCTCACGCCTAAACGACCGACGTATTGCGTCAAACAGTTTCTTTACCTTCATGTTGTCGCCTCTTTATTTCACGGTTGACGTACCAAACTGCTTTCTGTAAATCTTCTACGGCGTCGGCTTTTAAATCACTACGCCAAATGTACTTGACTGCATTGCCTAAATTAAAATTCATGTGTTCAGTTATCTGAATACACTCAACGCCTGACGGGTGGCTTTTATAGTGTGGTGGGTGGTTAACTAAATCGCTCATCCCTTTACAGCCTCCCGCATGAGTTTGATACGTTCACGTGATGCTCTAAGCGAGCAGTAACGCCTGTGCAAGCGTTCAAGCATTGACGCGCGTTTGTGTGTAGAACGTTCTAATACAAGCGCTTCTGACACTTCTTCTTCAGTCATGCGCCCGATCTTAGCGTTAAGACTTCGCCATGTTTCCATCAATTTTCTGCTCCAGTTCAGTTATTAATTTGTTTAACCTAAAAATACTTCGCTCACTTGCGTTGTGCTGGCGTATGACGATACGCCGTTCAGCATAAGCAGCCTTTAGCTTGGCTTGCCATAGTTCCTTATGTTTCATTTGAGTTCTTCCAAAGCAATGTCAGACAACGCTCGTTTATCTTGTAGTGCTGACCAAATGCGTTCGTCAACCGTTCCTTTAGCCAGCAATAAATAGCACCATACGGCTTGCGTTTGCCCGCCACGATGCAGTCTGCCTACTGTTTGTTCGTACAGTTCTAAGCTCCACGGTAGCGATACAAACACCATACGGCAACCGCCAAACTGTAGGTTTAACCCGTGCCCCGCGCTCTTAGGGTGAACAAGTAGCAGCTCTACTTTACCTGCGTTCCAATCTTTAATCGCGTTTGCATCATCCAGCGTAACGGCTTTGGGGTAGCGACGTTTAAGTTCCGCAAGTTCTTCCTTATAGTTGTAAACAATGATGGTGTTAGCGCGTTGGTTCTCATCTAGTATTTCGTTTAACAAATCAAACTTGTGGCCAGATAAAAATATAGGCGTTTGCGTGACGATAAACTTACCTGGCTTATCAGGGTTTGGTGTCTTACGGGTATCGTAAACAAACCCCGACGCAATTTGTTGCAACTTGCTAGTGACTACCGCAGCGTTAGCGGCGATAGTTTTAACATCCCCTAGCTCTAGTACAAAGTCGCGCTTCATACGGTTGTACTCATCCATAAGCATGGCGCACTCCATGGGCACAACGTGCAAGGGCGGCAGCTTATCTTTGTACTCACCAGGCTCAAGCAAATACGTTGCGTGTTTAATTTGCGCCATCACACGCCCAAGCGCACCCACACGCGGAAACCATTGCCCGTACTCAGGGTTTAATAAAATAAAATTCTTTTGCATGAACGCGCCTTTAGAACGCCCAAGCAAATCTTGGTCAATGATTTTGCATTGCCCGAATACATCTTCTAACCCGTTAGAAGTAAAGCTACCCGTTAGGCCCCAGCGCATGTTGATGTCTTTAAGCATGACTTCAAATGCTTTAAAGCGTTTGCCTGAAGGGTTCTTAAGTTTAGTTAACTCGTCACACACCACGCCATCAAATTTAAACTTCTGTTCAGACAACCATTGTAGGTTCTCGTAGTTGGTAACGTACACGTCAGCGGACGCAGCAAGCGCTTTCTTACGTTGTGCAGGTGTGCCAGTCACCATCGACAATCGTAAGCTTGGCGCCCACATAGGAGCTTCCGTAGGCCATACGTCTTTAGCTACCCGCTTAGGCGCTAAGACTAACCAACGCTTAACTAACTTATCGCGCAAACTATCTCCCATAGCGGTTAACGTGATTGCCGTTTTTCCCGCACCTACAGGCGCTAACACCATAGCGCGATTAACTTGGTAAAGAAAATCGGCTGCTGTATCTTGGTAAGGTCTAAGTTTCAAGCGTTCTTCTCCTTTAGTTAGCCCGACCCATTCGCGCTTTGGGGGTGCTGCGTTCATTTTGCCTCCATTATTGCTTGCAAGTTGGCCGCCATCAACGCTTTACTATGCTGGTCTGCGGCTTTTCTTGTTAGGTGAATTAAGCCTGCATCAAGAATTTTACAATCAATAGATTCATCATACCAAGACACAGAATAAGAATGTCCAGATGCGTCAGCTATAAAGTATAGAGCGTGTTTAGTTAATGCTTTATTGTTTGGCGCAGGAAACTTTACCCCCGCTAAATCGCACATCGTGACTGGTGGTGCGGTTGGCTTTATGCCTATTGCGTAAATAAAATTAGGGCAAACAAGCACCTCTTCTAAGTAAGATGCTGACCAAGTTTTTGAATCTGCTAACAAAACCCAAAGTTGTTGGTCGGTATCCTTAAGCCATTGCTTGATTAGTTCTGCTTGTGGGTGCTTCATATTATTTCCTTACTTTTTGATTGTGTAGGAATGTTGCTCTTGCTTTTATATCTTCTATCTTGGCAATTATGTGATTGCTTACATCAAAGCCATGATTTTCAATTATTCGTAGCTTGATTTTGTCAATCT